GCGAGCGCCTCACTATCGTGGACGGCTGCCCCAGCCAAGACCTTGACTGCCGCTTCGACCCTGACGGCCTTCACCTCGGCGGCGGCGAGCCTCTCACACACGCCCCCGGCCGCGCGCACGCTCACGGCAGCGAGCACGCTCACGGGCTTCACGGCGGGGAGCGCCAGCATCACATGGGCGTCCGGTCCCGCGATCACTGCCGCCAGTACGCTGACAGGTTTCACGCACGCCGTCGCCAGTCTCAGCCACACCGGCCCGCCAGCAAGAACGCTGACCGCCGCTTCTACCCTGACGGCCTTCACGAACTCCGCTGCCAGCATCAGCCACACGCCGCCAGCGAAGACACTCACGGCGGCCTCTACCCTGACCGCGTTCACGGCAGGTTCGGCCAGCCTCTCGTGGACGGCCCCGCCAGCCAAGACGCTGACGGCAGCCTCTACGCTGACGGCCTTCGCCGCGGGTTCGGCCAGCCTCTCGTGGACTGCGGCCCCGGCGAAGACGTTCACGGGCGCGAGCACGCTCACCGGATACGTGTCAGCGAGCGCCAGCCTGGCGCACACCGCGCCTGCCGCGCGCACGCTTACCGCTGCTTCGACGCTGAGCGCGGTCGTCTCCGCAAGCGCCTCGCTGCGCAGTTACTCGGGAACCATGATGACCGCCGACAGCATGCTCACGGCGGCGGTTTCTTCAGCAACGTTCATCCGCAACAGCGGGCTCAACGGAACGGCCACCATCGGCCTTGCCTCAACAGGCAGAACCCGTGGCATCGCGGCGAACGGTGCAATCAATCGAGGTCTGACATCCGCAGGCCGCAGCCGAGAAGGGCGGTAACGCCGTGTACCCAAAGCCCGTCTACGTGGGCACATTCGATCCAATCCCGACCACCGACATCGTTGACCTCTTCCTCGACATCGCGGCAGACCTCGAGGTCGGCGAGGCTGTCAGCTCCGTCACATTCACCGTGACGAACGGGGCGGGGGCGACCGTGGCGGGCGTCGTGGGCAGCCACACCGAGACGGCATCGCGCACAGACTTCCGCGTCACGGCGCCGGCCGCCGGAGGATACCTGCTCGCGGCCGTGTTCACCATCTCGGATGGTCAGCAGTACACACGCATCGCGAATCTAGTGGTGGTCTGACATGGCGCTCTCACAGAAGCAGGCAATCGCGCAGACCCAACTCATGCTCGGCTGGCGCAACGCCGACACGACGCGACTTGAGCGTCTCTACAGCTACATCAAGGGGCGCCAGAACTTCCTGTGGCTGCCCGCGTCGGCTCCGCTTGAGGTGCTGCGCATCGCCCAGATGAGCAGGGTCAACGTCCTTGGCCTCGTCATCGACTCCATGGCGCAGAGCATGTACGTGGACGGCTACAGGGCTCCGAAGACGACCGAAGAGGCGCCGGCTTGGGACATCTGGCAGCGCAACCAGCTCGACGCCCGCCAGCTCGGCGTCCACCGCGCCGCCCTGAGCTACGGGGTCTCCTACACCACAGTTCTGCCGGGCGATCCGGTAGCCGTGGTCCGCGGCATCTCGCCGCGCCAGATGACCACCGTATACGGCGAGGATGACGGCTGGCCCGTGTGGGCGCTTGAGAAGCGCCGCTCGGCCGTGATTGGCCAGACCCTGTACCGCCTCTTCGATGACACGGATGTGTACTACCTGAGCGCCAATGCGGGCGGCTCCGTCAAGTTCATCTCGTCGGAAACGCACGGCCTCGGCGTCGTCCCCGTCATCCGCTTCCTGTCAAAGTCGGACCTCGACGACGAGATCACATCGGAGATAGACGACCTGATTTGCATCCAGGACCAGATCGACCTGACGACCTTCGGTTTGCTTGTCGTCCAGCACTACGGCGCGTTTCCTCAAAAATGGATTACCGGCTGGATGGCCGAGACGGAGAACGAGCAGGTCCAGGTGGCGGCCAACAAGGTCCTCACATTCGAGGCCCCCGACACGAAGCTCGGCGAGTTCGCGGCTGCCGACCTGTCCGGCTACATCGAGTCCCGACGTGACTCCCTGCGCAACCTCGCCGCAATCTCACAGACGCCGGCCCACGCCCTGCGCGGTGAGTTGGTCAACCTCTCGGCCGAGGCACTCGCCGCAGCCGAGCAGTCCGAGCGGCGCAAGGTGACCGAACGCGAAACCATGTTCGGCGAGGCATGGGAACAGACGCTGGCTCTGGCCGCCGACGTTGCCGGCCTCGAGACCGACCCCGCCGCTCAGGTCCGCTGGAAGGATACCGAGGCCCGCGCCTTCGCAGCTACGGTCGACGGTCTCGGCAAACTGGCCACCATGCTCAGCGTCCCCGTGCAGGAACTCTGGGAGCGCGTGCCCGGCGTGACGCAGGCCGACGTTGAGAGGTGGAAGTCCGCCGCCGCTCAGGGCGACTCATTCGCGCAACTCACCGCGATGCTCGACAGGCAGGCGGGCGCGGAGGCACCGGCGGCGGCCCCGCCAGCAGTCACGCCATAATGGCGCGCACCCCCCTCGGCACCGCACTTACCCAGTCGCACCGCAAGCAGCAACTCGCGCTGCGGGCGTCCGTCGTGCGCGACGTGATGAAGCTCTGGCCGGCGTGGCAGCCGAGTAGGCCGGATTCGTACCAAGCATTCGAGCGCGCGATGGTGCTCCTGGTGCAATCGCGCTCCGTCCAGTCGGCAGCGATATCGGCTCGTTATTACGAGCTGTTTCGCGCCGCTGACGCTCCCGGGCGGCAGGTTGCCCGGACGGTGGCGCTTGCTGCCGCTCGTGACGAGGCCGCGATCCGTGCCTCTATCTCGGTGACGGCGCGCGCCGGAGTCTACGCGGCACTGGGCGCCGGGCAGACATACGAGGCCGCGATGCGCAACGGGCTCGTGCGCGTATCCGGGGCCGCGTCAAGGAACGTGCTGAACGCCGGCAGGGACACGGTCGTCAACGAAGTCCAGCGCGACCCGAGGGCGCAAGGCTGGGCGCGCGTCACGAGCGCGGCGCCTTGCGCATTCTGCGCCATGCTCGCCAGTCGTGGCCCGGTCTACAAAGAAGACACCGTCGACTTCGAGGCACACGACCACTGCTCGTGTGATGCCGAGCCGGCGTACGAGGGCTCCGAGTGGCCCGGCCAGGCACAGGAGTACCGGAAACTGTGGCAGGAGACCGGAAGCCTCAAGGAGTTCCGCTCCGCGCTAGGTAGGGGCGAGACGAGTGCATCGGACGAGTTCTTCACGCCCAATCTTGGACGCACCTAGTCCATGCAAGCGGCCGCCGTCACGGTGGCCACAACCCGACATGGGAGACATTCACATGCCAGAAGACGCACAGACGCCGCAGCAGGACGAGAAGCAAGACGGTTCTGACGGCAAAGACAGCGAGGCCCCGGCCGGCAAGGACGGAGCACCCGACTACAAGGCAGACGCCGACAAGTGGAAGGCCATGAGCCGGAAGCACGAGGCACAGGCCAAGCTCAACGCCGGCGCAGCCGAGAAGCTCGCCGAAATCGAAGAGGCGAACAAGACCGAGGCCCAGAAGGCCGCCGACAAGGCGACGCTCTCTGACCAGGCCGCGGCAGACGCCAAGCAAGAACTCGCACGCCTGCGAGTCGCCATGCGCAAGGGGCTGACAGAGGCCCAAGCGAAGCGACTCATCGGCGCCACCGAGGAGGAGCTTGAGGCGGACGCCGACGAGCTACTCGCCTCATTCACGACCAAGGACGCATCCGATGGCGACAAGCCCTCGACGCGGCCCAAGGAAAAGCTCAAGTCCGGGTCGACCAACGCGGAGGAACTGTCCAGCGACCCGCAGCAAATCGCTCGCGACTACTACGCGAACGCAGGAAGTAAACCGGACAGGAAGTAAACCGGCCCCCGGCAGACGCTAGGGGCAACTGACACAAGGAGTCCAGGCACCATGGCACTGACCCTAGCGGAATCAAACAAGGTCACCAGCAGCAATCCTGTCTACGGCATCGTCGAGACGTTCGTCAAGGAGTCCCCGGTCATCGACCGCATCCCCTTCAAGGACATCTCCGGCAACGCCTACAAGTACAACGAAGAGTTGGCCTTGCCGGGCGTCGAGTTCCGCGCCATCAACGCCGCTTACGCGGAGTCGACCGGCACCGTGAACCCCAAGACCGAGAGCATCGTCATCCTCGGCGGCGACGCCGACGTGGACACGTTCCTGGTCGCGACCGGCGGCGACCTCGCCGACCTGCGCGTCACGCAAAACAACATGAAGACCAAGGCCGCCGCGTACAAGTTCGACGACACGTTCATCAACGGAGACACCGGCAGCGACGCGAACAGCTTCGACGGCATCAAGAAGCGCCTCATCGGTGCCCAGACCATCCTGGCCGCGACCAACGGCCTGCAAATCCTCGGCACCGCCGACGAGACGCGCCACCTGTTCTTCGACCAGCTCGACGGCCTCATCGCCGCGGTGCTCGGCATCAACGCCAGCAACGGCGCGCTGTACATGAACGCCGCCGTCAAGGCGAAGATCGCCAGCGCGGCGCGACGCCTGACTACCTACGATCAGACCGTCGACAGCTTCGGCCGCCACATCCAGATGTACAACGGCATCCCGCTGCTCGACATTGGCAACAAGGCCGACGGCACGCTCGTCATCCCGCAGACCGAGACGGCGGGCTCGTCCAGCGCCACCTCCTCGATCTATGCCGTCAAGTTCGGCCAAGGCGAGGAAGACGGCAGCGTGTGCGGCCTGCAGAACGGCACCCTCCGCGTGACCAACCTCGGAGAACTCGATACCAAGCCGTGCTTCAGGACCCGCATCGAGTGGTTCGTCGGCCTCGGCGTGTTCAGTGGCAAGGCCGCTGCCCGCCTCTCGGGCGTCCTCGCGACCTAACCACGCTGGCCCCCAAGGCCGCGACAGTGCGCGCCTTGGGGGCCGGTCCCGCCCCTTCCCTGACTGGAGTCATCCATGAGTGACAAGACCGAAAAGACCGACAAGACCGACAACACCAAGCTCGTCGACCGCGACGATGCCCTCGACCTGGGCGTCCCGATGCTGCAGGGTGACCCGTCGGAGCCGCAAGGTCCCGAGGATGCGTTGGGTGACGGCCCCAAGAGGGGCGATTACCGCGACCGCATCGGACCGTCGAACTACCATCCCCACACCGGCGCGGAGCCGCAGCGGCCCAAGGCCGACGACATCGGCGACGCCAAAGGCCTCAAGGGCGGCGTAGAGACGGCCAAGAAGGACTGACACACCCGACCTCGCCGTCCCCTGCGCTTAGCACATCCGGGGCGGCGAGGTCCTTCGGGTACCGATAGGAGACTAATGCTATGACCTTCGTGTCCCTCGACGAGTTCCAGACCCGCTACGAGAACACCATCCCGACCGCCGATGAGGTGCGGGTCGGCGCTCTCCTTGACGACGCTTGCGCCCAAGCCGCAGACATCACGGGGACCGCATACGCAGCCGGCAACGAGATCCCCGGCACGATCACGGCGACGGTCTGCAACGCCGTCCGCCGCGCCTATGAGAACCCCATGGGGCTCAGCGGGGAGACCATCGGCGATTACGGCTGGCGCGGCGCGTCGGCGGGCAACGATTCCGGCGTGTACTTCAGCCCCAAAGAGGAACGCATCATGCGCCGGGCGGCCGGCAAGTCGAGCGTCGGGACGCTGGAACTCCAGGTCATGCTGCCGAACACCATCGGCACCACATACGGCACGCCCGTCACGGTGGACGGCGTCACGTACTACATCCGGCCGTGAAGACGCTCCCCCGCAGGCTGCGCAAAGACTCGATAACGGTCGAAGCCTACTCAGGTGAGGGCGGCGACGGCTCCATCTATGACGATCCCGTCACCGTGCTCGGCAAGGTCGCCTACATGCGCCAGTTGGTACGCGACGCCGCGGGCGCAGAGACCGTCTCTGAAGTCACCGCATACGTCCACCCCGACGACGCGGAGCCGTTCGTGACCGGGGCGCGAGTCGTGATTGACGGCAGCCCCACTTACGTCATCACAGCAGGCCCACAGGGGCGCCCCGGCGAGGCCGTCCAGGTCAAGGTGACGTGCCAATGACAACTCAGGAGGCCTGACCGATGCCTTGGTACAAGCTGCCGCACACCGAGATAGTGATGTGGTTCCAGTATGAGATGGACTTGGAGCCCGCAGGCACGCCGCCCCCGCCGGCGCTACCCCTCGCTACCTGCGGCATGCTCAACGTGTCCGAGTTCGGCGCGACTGGCAGCGGCTGGCACGACGACACTACGCACATTCAGGCCGCCCTAGACGCTTGTGCGTCTGAGGGCGGCACTGTTGTCGCTCCTCCGGGTCGCTTCCTTATCTCCGCCCCCATCCTCGTCCCCTCCGGCGTCAACCTCTGGGGTGCGGGCATGGACTTCTCGGCCAGCCTGCAGGGGACCACGTTCCTCTGCGGTACCGCCGACGCCACCATCCGCTTCGGCGAACTCGGAATAGCCAACGGGAACACCGGCGGCCTCTCGGGGAACTTCAACATCGACGGCGACGGGGCGGCCGACGTCGGCCTCTCTATCGGCCTCTCCGTGAGTCGCTCCTATCAGTCGATTCAGTCGCACGCTGCTGCCGTAGGCGTGCTTGTTGAGCAGGCGCAGAACAACTCTTTCGCCAACATCCAAGCCGACACCTCGTCGGTCAGCGGCTTCATTCTCGACAAGGGCTGCGCCGCCAACGTATTCACCAAATGCAACGTCAGCGGATACGGTGCGCACGGAATCCATATCCGGCAGACGGGCGACAACGAGGCCGGGCTCCCCGTGGTCCCTTCACACAACACCTTCTACGGGAACATCTTCGAGTGGGGACTCGTCACCGCCGATGCCGTGCTCTATCACGGCGCGGGGCTGTCCAACGCATTCGTCGACTCGCAGTTCTCCCCCGGCAACGACTGCCCGAACACGCCGGTCGTCAAGATGGTCTACGACGAAGGCGTGGAGCAGTGCGTAAATCTCAGGCTGGTGCGCGGCATCGTCAATGGCGACTCCAACGTTGTCCCACTGGTCGACGGCATTGACGTGGGCCCGAACTGCATGATGCAACTCGCGGGCGTGAACATCCACAACTGCCGTTACGCCTTCATCCCCGGAGCGGGGTCGGTGATCGAGAGCGACTCGCCGCTGTACTCGGGACACTACGAACTGGCCGCCGACCTCAGCGCCGCCAACGCCGCCATCACGAAGACGATGTACCTCACTGGTGGGGCCAACGTGCTCGGCTGCGTGGGGACTCCAGAGGGTGCCGTTGTTGCCAATCCAGGTAGCCTCTGCCTGCGCAGCGACGGCGGCGCGGGCACCAGCCTATACGTCAAGCAGTCGGGCGCCGGCAACACCGGCTGGGTCGGAAAGTGAGCACGTCTAGCATCGTCGTGCGCGCCGACTACACTGCCGCGGTCAAGGCGAAGATGCACGAGGCCGGCGGCGCGGCGCTCAAAGAAGCGGCCGACGAACTGCTGAGCGTCGCTAGCGAGACGGTGCCCGTGGCCCCTGTCGGCGGCGGCCTCCTCCGCGACTCCGGCAAGGCTGAGGTCGACGAGGCTGGACTGTGCGCCCAGGTCGGCTACACCACGGGGCCGTCGGGACGCCCCGGCGGTGGCAGCATCGCAGTCGTTGTGCATGAGGACACGACGGCCAGCCACCACGGCGGAGGCCACGCCAAGTGGCTGGAGATGGCCGCCAAGGAAACAGCCAAGCGTCTCGGCATCGCTATCGGCGTGAGCATCAAAGGCAGGATGGGATGATATCGCGCGCCCTCGCCAAGTACCTCACCGTGGTACAGATTGTCACCTACTCCACGTCATCCGGTGGCGACTGCTTCCTCGAGCACCTGCCGGACGCGCCGGACGCCGCCGACATGATTCTCAGCACGGGCGGCAACCCGACGCCGGCCGCGGCCACCTGGGGCTACGACGAGCCTACCGTGCAGCTCATGGTGCGCGGCGCGCCGAATGACCCCGTGACGCCGCAGACGCGCGCCGTGGCCATCTACGGCGCACTCCAGGGGCTGCGCGGCGTGACTCTTGACGCGGGCGGGCCGGACGAGGTCTACCTCATCGTCTGCGAGTCGCTCCAGACGGCCCCCGTGAACATCGGCACCGACCTCAAGAACCGCTACCGCTACACGCTCAACTTCGCCCTTCATATCCGGTCACTCACCACACATCGAGACTAGGAGCGCATCATGCCCGGCACGCCCGACAAGGTTCTGAGCAGAGACTTCAAGATCGGCGTCAACACCGGCACCGTCTCGGTGCCCGTCTACACGGACATCGGCGGCCTCGACGAAGACGGCATCAGCTTCAGCACGTCCAGCCGCGAGGTCGACTACATGGACGCCGACGACGGCGGCCTCGCCAAGCCGGTCGTCATCGGCCACGGCTACACCTGCTCCCTCAAGGGTGCCCGCATGGAGTCCATGACGGACGGCGCGCGCGACCCCGGACAGGCGGCCGTAGAGGCCATGCAGGACCTCACCGGACTCGCCGGGATGCTCATGTACCAGATCACCAGCCCCGCCACCGCAACCCCCGAGGTCCTGACCTTCTCCGCCACATCCAACGTGAACTCCTTCGCTGGCGGCGAGAAGACCGCATGGACCGCCGAGCTGAAGATATTCGGCGCCGTCGTGAGGTCGTAAGGTGCCCGGAAAGTACATCGACGCCGAGCAGGCGCTCGCCGAACTCGACCAGACCCCCGTCGTGCTCAAGAACTTCCAGGGGCAGGATTGGGAACTGTTCGCGGCCATGCCCGCCAAGCCCGTCTTCAAGATTCTACAGCTTGAGGCCAGTGGTCAGGCGCAGGAAGAGATGAGCGGCGGCGAGTCGCTCCGGATGATGAGCGAGATGGTGCCGGAGGACGTCTTCACGGCATGGGTCGACGGCGGCATGACCACCCCCGAGGCCATCACGCTTATGACAGCCATCATAGCGGCCTACAACGGCGACTCCGCGAGCGAAGAGGGGGAAGCCGAGGCCCCCAAGAAGGGGCGTACTCCTTCCTCGAAAACTGGGTCGCGGTAGAGGCTGACTTTGCCCGCGAATACCGCATGGACCTACTCCGCGAACTGGGCACCGGCATGACTTGGCGGCGCTTCCAGGTGCTGCTCGCCGGGCTCTCCGCCGAGTCAGTCTACGCCTACGCAATGCGCGCGGCTCCGGGCCCCAAGCCGCTCACCGCGGCCGACGCGCCCGGCTTCTTCGCATCCTTCCCGAAAGCGGGTGAACGATGAGCCTCACAGTCGCAGACTTGGTCGCCAAGCTCGGCCTCGACGCGAGCGAGTTCGACAAAGGCATGGACAAAAGCCAGAAGAAGTCCATGACGTGGGGCGACGCGCTGCAGAAATCGCAAAAAGTGGCGGCCGTCGGGCTTGCTGCCGTTACCGGCCTCATCGTCGGGGGCGTCAAGGCCTACGGGGACCTCACATCGTCCATCGGTGCGCTACAGCGGCAGACGAAGATAAGCGCCGAGGACGCGTCCCTGCTTGTCGGCGAGTGGCAGCGTTACGGCGTGAGCATCGAACAGGGCACGACCGCAACAGTGATGCTCTCTAAGGGCATGGAAACCGCGCAAGCGGCCGCGGCGAAGACTCAGGCCGAGATCGCCGGCCTCGACAAGGGCAGCAAGACCTACGGCGACCAACTCTCCACGCTACAGGCGAAGCTCGTCGGCAACGCGGGAGCCTTCGGCCAGCTCGGCATTAGCCTCCAAGAGGTAGCGACTCTGAGCCCGGCCGACATGCTTGAGGAGGTGCGTCAGAAACTCTCCGAGATGCCCGCCGGAGCTGAGCGGACGGCCATCGCCGCCAAGCTGCTCGGGCGTGGGTTCCAGGGCCTATCGAAGTGGATCAATGCGTCGAAGGGTGACCTTTCGGCGGTGGATCAGCAGATCAAAGACACCGGCCAAGTGATGAGCACATCGGAACTCGCCAAGGCCAAAGACGACGCCAAGAAGATGGCCGAGCTTCAATTGCAGTGGCGCGGCTTCATGGTCGAAGTCGGGCGGGCGGCCATGCCCGCCATGGAGAAACTCGTTCCCGCCCTCAAGAAACTTCTGGAGGTCGTCAGGCCGCTTGCGCCTCACCTTGTCGAGATCGCTGGAGCTCTGGCAGGGTTCCTTGTCGTCACCAAGGCCGCGCAGAGTTTCACGATCCTGGTCGGAGCCCTACACACACTGAAGGGGCTCGTTGTCGGCGGCAAGCTGGCGAGCGGTCTCGCGGGCGTAGTGGGCGCGGCTGGGACCGGTGGCGCAGGCTTTGTAACGACCGCCGGCGGACAGACCGTTGCGCAGAGCCTGCTTTCCGTCCCGACGGGTGACACATTCACCGGAGGGGCGGCGCTGGCCGGGGCCAGCAAGGGAAATGCAGCGCTCACGGCGTCAAACTTGGGCGGCAAGGGAGTACCAATTTTCGCGGCTGGTGGGGTGGGCCTTCCCGTCACCATTATTGGAATGACCGCTGCCGTGGGCGTCGGTCTGGCCGTTGCTCTGGCGACCTACAAAGAAAAGCCGGATTCGCCGGGCGGGGTCACGGTCGGCGGCACCCCGCAGGGCGGACCTACTGGCGCAGGCACCAAGCGCCCAGATACCGGCCCGACGATGGACTACATGCTCCGTCAGAACGCGGCGGCGATCAACGCGTCTATCAAGTCCCTCAGCGCGCAAGCCGTCACTCAGACCGGCGCCGCTTTCAGTTCGACCCTGCGCCAGATAAACCAACTCCACAAACTGGCCGCAAAGAAGATCGTGCTCGGCAAGATTGACGGTGCCCACACGGACGCCGAACTGCGTACCACCCGCGACCACATCATGGCCGCGCTCCACATCACGCAGAAAGCCGCCGACCGCATCATGGCCACCATGTTCAAGGACTGGCGCCCGCAGGACCAGCTTGTGCCGAAGATCAACCGGGCCGCGGCTGCTGCTGAGAACCGCATCGCCATCCTGCGCCAGCGCGCCGGCCGGAACATCCACATGGGCAACCTCGACGCGACGAACATGATCAACGAGATCGGCCGAGTGAGTGCCGCGCTCGGCGGCGTCAGAGGCGCTGCTCGGACGGCCGGAAACGCCGTGGCAAACGCGCTAGGCGCGAAGAGCGGGGTTCAGTCCGAGTCATATCGTGGCTACTTCATGGCTGCCGGCGGCTACGTCCCGGCGCGCCCCGGCGGCACCCCTGTTGTCCTCGGCGAGGGCGGCGAGGGCGAGTACGTCACGCCCGCATCGAAGATGGGCGGCGGCGGCACCGTTCTCAACATCAACGTCGCCAACGTCCACGGCACCGACCGCGCCGCCGCTACGAAGCTGGCGAACATGGCCGGCGAGATATTCATGCAGCAAGTGAGGTTCGCATGAGCTTCGTTACTCTCGGAGCCTTCCCGTTCCACGCCACCGGCGTCGAAATCGGCGCCCGTCCCCGCACCATCGGCGTGTCCTGCAACGCGCTCTCGCCTGAGCCCGTGCAGACGGTCGACTACGTTTCCGGCTACATGCCGGTGCGCATCGACGGCTACATGGTCGGCCTCGACACGGAAAGCGAGACGGCTGCGGAGCACCTCGTGCGCCTGCGCGCGAACCTCAAGACGGAGGTTGGCAAGGATCACAACACGCTCACCATCGTCTGGCGCGGCCTCGAGAGTTCCCCCGAGACGTATCGGGTCTTCAAGAACGAGGACTACGCGCTCGCCATCATGGACTCACAGATGCACGCGCAGGACACGCACCGCGTCGACTTCACCATCACTCTCAACTGCCTGCCATAAGGAGCATCCATGCCTTGCACCGAATACCGCGCCAATCAGATCGCCGTTGCGGAGATGGGCGGCACGCCGTTCCAGGGGCCGGCCACAATCTATCTGCGGCTCTGCAGTGACACGCCGACCAAGTCCGTCGCCGGGACGCCGGTCGTGTATACCGGGTACGCCCCCGTCGCATGGACGGCGGCGAACTGGGACAGCGACGACGTTGGCAACCTGGTGAACGGCGCCAACGTCGTCACGTTCCCGACGCCGACCGGAGGCGATGACTGGGCCTGGTACGTCGAGGCATGGAGCGCAGCCAGCGCCGGGACGCGCTTCTGGTACGAGGAGCTGGCCGATCCGATTCACATCACCGCCGACTTGCCGGCCGTGGAGTTCCCGGTGGGGCAGTTGCACTTCGGGGTGGTGTAACATCCTCGAAGCTCACGTCACGGTCAGCGTTGCCGACCCATACCCGCTGCCGCGACTCTACTACGAATCGCCCGTCGTCCCGGCGGCTGCGCTCGAAGCGCACGTCACCGTCAGCGTCGCCGACCCCTACCCGTTGCCGCGACTCTCTTACGTGGTCCCGGCGGCTGCGCTCGAAGCGCACGTCACCGTCCGCGTCGCCACGAAGCGGGCGCGCCTATCCTACGTCGGCGCTCCCGCACTGCCCGCCACCGATGACCTTGGCTGGACGGCCCCCGACGTTACCGCCCCGGCGCTGCAGGGGCTTACGGTGACGCTCGGCGGCCACAACGTGAACCGCGCCCTCATCGAAGACCTCACCATCGAACTGTCCGACTGCGGCGGGCCTATCAGCGCGACGATGACGCTGGCGCGGGACGTGCGCCTCGCCGCCACGCCGATGCTGTCGCAGCTCGTGGTGACGTACCTGGGCCAGCGCCTCTTCAAGGGTCGCCTCGAAGCGCGCGGCCTCGACCTCGGCAGCGACATGGCGAACACGCTGACGTTCACCGGCCCCATCAAGCAACTCGGCGACCATCGCGCCTTCCGCCGCGTGTACGTCGACTCCGACCTCGACAACTGGCGCACCGACCAGGGGCCGAATACGAGCGCCAACGTCTTCGAGGTGACGGCATCGTGAGTAAGGAACTGCGCATCTCGGCGCCGGGGGCCAGCATCCCCTTCTCGGCAACGGCCCTTGTATTGGCGGGAGCGGGCATGGCGGGCGGCGACGTATCGGGCGACGCCGGCGGCGGCGGCGCCGCCGGTGGACTCCTTATAGGGACGGTGACGCTTGCGGGCATCATGCCCGTCGTGGTCGGAGTCGGCGGTCCATGGGCAGCACCGGGGCCGATCAATCACAGCGAGGGACAAGACAGCAGTTTCGGGACTCTTACCGCCAAGGGCGGCGGACCCGGTGGAGGCAACAACCAGCCGGGCGGCGCAGGCGGCTCCGGCGGCGGCGCGGGCTACTCATCGGGCATCAACTCGCTTGGAGGTGTAGCGACTCCCGCCGAGCAAGGGCACGACGGCGGGCGCAACGTCTACCTCAGCTCTCCGTTCCCTTCCGGCGGCGGCGGCGGGGCGAGCGGCGGTGGCGCCGCCGGATCGCCGAGTGGCTCTGGCGCGGGCGGTGCCGGGGTCTTGTCTTCAATCACGGGCTCGTCCGTGACCTATGGCGTCGGGGGGCAGGGCGGCAACTGGAACTCCGGGGCGCAGCGTGGCGGCAACGGCAGCGCCGGCGGGTACGGCAATCCCGGCATCGTCGTCATCCGCTACCTGACATCTGCCGGCAGCGCGACCGGCGGAACGATCACCTATGACGGCCTCTACACCGTCCACACATTCACTGCGTCCGGCACGCTGACCGTTGCTCCATCGTCCGGCGTCGCCTTCGCCGTCCACCGCCACAGCGCCGGCATCTGCATCGCCGTGCGCGACAACGCCGCGCCGCAGTTTTCCGTGGGCCGCGACGCCGATGGCATCACCCTGGGGGCGGGGCGATGACCGCCCCGACGAACGCCCCTCGCGCATCCGCCCGCGTCTACTACCCGCTGTTCGACGGCATCGACCCCGAGTCGCAGGACCAGCGCATCCGTGCGATCGACATGGTGCTGAAGATTGGCGGCGAGAAGGCCGACCTCGGCACGAACTACCAGGTCAGCATCTACGGGCGCAGGCAAGTTGACGAACCGAACCTCGTTACCATCTTCCGTCGGGTTGTGGAGCGCGCCGCCGGCGATCCCTGGGTCACGGTGCCGGTGGGCCGCACTATCGACACGCCGAACGTGCATTGCATCGTGCTCAAGCTCGAGGAGATCGCCGCGGACTTCACGCCTCCGGACGACCCCACCGCGACCCACACATACGACGACCAGACGAGCACCGCCGACCCGCCGTCCTGGGGCGTGTGCCTCAAGAGTTACTCCCTCTACGCCTCCGACTGCGTGCGGGACGTGACCGTGCGGCACGTCATCGAAGACATCGTGCGTGGCGGCAACGAGGAATACTTCACGGTCACCGGCGCGAACTCGACGCTGATGCTGGACCAACTCGCCTTCTCGGACATCCCGAAGACCTGCGCCGAAGCGCTCGACGACGTGAACGCCATGATGGGCTACTGCTATTCCTGCTGGGTCGACGGCGAGATCAACCTGCAGGAACCGGACACCGGGACGCGGTGCGTCGCCGACGTCCACGATCCACGAATCAGCTTCAACTTCGCCGAGAACATCGACGACACGTTCAACGCCTGCAGGGTGCTTTACCAGAACAAATACGGCCGCGCCCGCGACACCATCGTACATCTCGACTCCCGTGCGCTCGGCTCGCTCGTCAAGGCCGACACGATCACGGCACCCGACAGCGTGCAGAGTGAGAAGGCGGCAATCAAGGTCGGCCAACGCTACCTGCGCGACCACAACGCCAAGTCGGTGAGTGGCAGCCTGCACGTCGAGGGTGAATCGACCTCGTTCGGCGATGCGCTGCTCGTCAGGCCCGGCGACCGCGTGACCATCGCCGGGGCCGGGGGCGTGCGCCACGACCTGCCGGTTACGGGCGTCACGCTGCACCCGCTGACGTGGGAGGCCGACGTGCAGTTCGACGTAGCGCCGGCGAAGTTCGCGCGGTGGCTGGCGAAGGTCGCGGCCGGCGCCCATGCGAGGAAGCGATGAAGGGCAAGCGATGACCGATACAGCATTCAGAGAAGCGATGATCGCCCAAGTGGCGGCGCTCACGACGTCGGTCGACATGCTCAGAGATGACGTCAGCAACAACATCGAGACGCTTTGGAAGCGAACAGACGACCGATTCACGTCGATGGACAAGGCCACCACGGCGGCACTCGCGGCAACGGACAAGGCCAACCTGATTGCTCTTACGGCAGCCAAGGAAGCCGTGTTGAAGGCCGAGCTGGCCGCTACGGCGCGTTACGACAAGCAGGACGAGCGGATCAGCGACCTCAGCCGTCGCTCTGACCTGGACCTGGGCCACGACTCGGGAGTGAAGGCCGTCGCCTACGGCATCGCGGCCGCCGTCGCCACCGTCGTCGCCGTCGTCTCGATCATCATTCAGCTCAGCCACTGACGCTGTAGACGCGCGCGGGTACCACACAACCTCTTGTAGTACAAGCGTTGGCGCGCGCCTAGGCTGTAGTCAACCGAACAGGAGGCACTAGGTGCCCACGAATATCGCCGTCACGAAGAAGATGATCTTCTACGCCAAGGGCCACGAGAAGTGTCTGAAAGGGGCCATCGACGTCCCGCCCGTGAGCCTCATCAACCCGTTCTGGGGCACTGGCAAGCAGCAGCTCGCCTGGCGCGTATCCGGCCACCTGCACGCGCACGGCAAGCCGGTTCGGCAGTCGAAGCAGAAGACGCCCGAGCTGGTCGCGGCGCTGTTCCCTGCTCCCGAGCCGAAGTACGCCGTCCGCAGCGACTACCACGCCATCCACAATTCCGGCCGCAGACCGCTGTCGGCCGTTCACCTCATCGTCCTTCACGACATGGAGGTGGCGCTGTACGACGAGGCCGCCGAGGCCGTGGGCCGCTACTTCGAGTCGAAGGCATCCGGCGGCTCGACCAACTATGGGGTCGACAACAACAGTATCCAGTGCTACCTCCAGGACAGCATCATCCCGTGGGGGGCGCCCTACGCGAACACGGCTGGACTGCACATCGAGCAGATGGGCAAGGCAAGCTGGACCGATGCCGAGTGGAAGAAGCTCGCCGCCGGCACGCTGGACCGGACCGCCTGGCTCATTGCGCAGAAGTCGAAGAAGCTCGGCATCCCGATCCGCAGGTTGACCGACGAGCAGGTGAAGGCCGGCAGCAAGGGCGTGACGACGCACCGCCAATGTACGCGAGTGTTCCACGTCTACGGCGGTCACACAGATCCCGGCACGGGGTTTCCCTACGACGAGATTCTCGAGACCGCGCGGGCGTACCTGTGAAGATCACATTCACCTGCCCCGACTGCGGCACCCTGATTCAAGAGTCCGAGATTGCGATGACGGAGTACAGCGGCCACTGGGGCTTCGAGGACGTTCTGACGTGCCCGAAGTGCCCGAAGTGCGCCAAGCTCACGTATGGAGCCTTGACCGAGGGAATGATGGCCGAGGCGCTCCGGGTCGCTCGCGATAGTGCGCCCGGATGCGGGCTGCGAGAACTCGCGGCGGGACCGGCGGCACAGGCCCGCTTCGTCCTGCGGCTGCTCAACGATGGCGAGTTCACGCACGCCGCACGGTGGCCACACGCGAACTTCCATCCAGAATCTTGGAGCGAACGGCTCCTCGACTTGGCTCGGCAGCCGTGACGTTTTCTCCCCGCTGCCAGTCCTGCGGCCTCGGCGGCGAGTCCTGCCGCCTCAGGTTCGCCAAGTCCCCGCAGCCGCACTATCGCTATGAGAAGCGCAAGTCCGGCCTCGGCATCCAGGACGTGTGCGTCGGCATCTCCCCGGCCCCGCGCAAGGCGAAGCGGCCGGACCTCGAGTCCTGCGAGGCATGGCGAGATCCGGCCGGCAACTCTGCCGAGGCCGTGCGTCAGGCCATCGCGGCGGGGGAGTATCGGGAGTGAGGCACCTCACCATCCGCCGCCAGTTCACCGAGGGCGAGTGTCATCCGTTCTTCTTCTGGGGCGACTGGCACACGTTCAACCGGTCGTGTGCGAAGGGCGAGCTTCACAAGGACCGCGAGATCATCCGCACGACGCCCAACGCCCTGTACGCGAATATGGGCGACAACGCGGACTTCATCGGGCACGACGACCGTCGCTTCAAGGCGTCCCAGCTAGACCCCGACCTGCTCGCGCTGGAAGACCTTGACGAACTCGGCGACGTGCAGGTCGCTTGGCTGACCGAGTTCGAGGCGCCAGTCATAGATCGCTGCGTCGTCCAACTCGGGTCGAACCACGCTAACAAGTTCGACCGGATGCACCACACCAACACGATGAAACTCAAGCTCAAGGCGCTGGGCGGGAAGGACCTGGCGGACAAGCTCTGGGCTCCCGCGATGGCGCAGGTACAACTCCTGTTCACGGACGAACACGGGCACGCCTGCGAGGTAATGCTGAATGTCCACCACGGAACGCACGCGGGCGACCCGGACCTGCTACTCAAGCGGCTGCGGATGAAGATGCGGTTCTGGCCGACGACCGACGTGATGGCGCGCGGCCACTGCCACTGGTGCCGCCACACAAGCGAGAAGCGCATGGTCCCCGACCGCCGGAACAAGAAACTCCACGACCGGCGCGTCTTCGTCATCCTGACTGGTGGCTACGGCAAATCCTTTGAGGACAACTACGCCGAGGATATGGACCTGGACCCAATCGACATCGGGATGGCGCGGCTCGACATCTTCCCGAGCCGGTACGGGGCGCGGCTGGAGGTAGTGACGTGATTCCGGCAGGAATTCTTATCTGTGGTCGCACCTACTCCGTCAGCGTCCAGCCCATGGGCAGCGGCGCCATCGGCTCCTGTAGCAACGACGACCAGGACATCACCATAGAGGCGGACATGCACGCCGAGACGCAGGCGTCGGTACTCCTGCACGAGGTCATCGAGGCCATCAACGCGAGCATGAACTTGAACTTGAGGCACAAGACCATCTCGGCGCTGGAGACGGCGCTGTACGGAGTTCTGACCAGCAACGATGCGTGGTGGGGTCCGTGAGTCTCCATCTTCAGCCCATCACATTCTCTGAGGCATCGGCGTTTGTGACACAGCACCATCGGCACCACATCCCCCCCGTTGGGCACAAGTTCAGCATCGGGTTGAACGACGGCCATCGAGTCGTCGGCGTGGTCGTCGTGGGCCGCCCCGTTGCTCGCGGATATGACGACGGCTACACCGCCGAGGTCACTCGCTGCTGCGTTCTAGACGACGTGCCCAATGCTTGCTCCAAACTCTACGCAGCTGCGTGGCGCGCGTCGCGGGCGATGGGCTATCGCCGCCTCATCACATACACCCTCGCCAGTGAATCGGGCGGGGCAATGATCGCGTCTGGATGGCGCGTCGTGCATGAGGTGAGAGGTCGCTCGTGGAGTTGTCCCAGTCGCCCGCGAGTCGACAAGCATCCGACCGAAGACAAATTGCTATGGGAGGTTTCGGCGTGACAATCCTTGAAGCCCGCATCCGCCGCAGCCTATTCGGGACGCGCTCCGTGCAGGTATTCCGTGGCGGCGACCTGGTATTCGGCTCCGACGCCGACGTGGTGAAGATGCGCCGCACGCGCACGGGGGTCCGGTTGTGGAGCCTCTGGGCGGAGCGTCGCCACGGCGTAGAGGAGGACCTGGAGGTTATGGAGTGGTGGTTCCCTGTGATGGACGAGATGAGGGTGGAGAAGGTGTCTGATGAGTAACCGTCCTTGCGCGAACGACTTTGACGACTTGATTCAGATCGAGCAGCATTCCGGCGGCATCTCGACTGCGGCGACAATCGTCGGGTGGATGGTCGAGTCGAGGAAAGGAGGCCGCTTCGTTCACTACCAGCTTGAGGGATTCCCTCAGTGGCAGACGCTCTGCGCCCTCGAAGACGCGCTCATCGACAATGACGTGAATGAGGGCTGGGAGTTCGTCGTCGGCCGCATCGCGGACATGGCCGAAGTCCGCGGATGGATGGAGTATGACGGCTGGGTGGTCGTGCCTTACGGCCCCGAACAGAAGCAGTCCGGCAGCGACATTGGCGTCTGGAGCTCCGTCGACTTCACCACCGACGTCGAGTACGACGAATGGGCCAGAGCCGATGCCGCGCCAGAGTCCGGCATCGTGCTCAACGCCTGGCTCAAGCAGACGTTCCATCTCGGTCCCGACGAGTCACTGGGGGAGGCTACGTGACCACATCGACGCCGCCGGCATGGGGATGGCTGGACGAGTGCTACGTGCCCAACGCGGGGACCGATCACGAGTACGGCCAGATGCGGGAAGAGGCACTGTCAACGGGCGCGCGCAACCTACCTGATTCTGCCACTTTACATGCTCAGAATGACAGCGGAACCGAGCCTGAAGTGTCAAGTTCTACAACAAGAAAACTTGAGCCCGACCCGACCGGCGAGGATGCGTGGCCGCTGGAGCGCGCAGTTATCACTAACGCGAGTAGTGAATGCTGCGCGTCAGGGTGCGCGGCGTACACGTTGCGCGGCGTACACGTTGCGAAGTGCCCCGTCTGCCTGCACGAGCTGGAAAACGACGAGGGCATCCTCTGCGACCACTGCGAGTTGCCCACCGGCCTCGAAAGTTTCGCCGTCGTCTACGGTCACAGCGGCGTGTTCGTCTACCACCTGCACTGCTACGACGAGGTGTATGGGGGGGGTGGACAAAACATTGGACACATTGGACCCGACTTTGGACACGGACGGGGATGAGGTGGACAGAATCTGCGACGAGGTGCGCTGCCCCGATGAATGGCCAGAGGGACACAACTCCCTGCACCACCACATGCGCGCGACCTTCGACGCCTGCCTGGCGATCAGTGTCGCGAAGAATGCCGACTACGCCTCATCGGGCGATCCGCTCGCCAACTTCCGCGCCTGCCAGAAGTTCGGTGTGCCGCTCACGAAGGGCATCATGGTCCGCCTGTCCGACAAGTTCGCCCGCATCGGGAACCTGCTGGAGAGAGAGGCGAAGGTGAAGGACGAAGCGATAGCAGACACCATCGACGATGCGATTGACTACCTCGCGATTCTCAAGTATGCGCTGGAGACGGAGTGACCACCCCCCTCGCCCGGTACCGCAACCTGGCCCTCATCCAGTGCGAATCGTGCGTCGTCCTCGCCGTCGTGATGCGGGGCGCGACTCAGATCCTTGACGCAGCGCTCGAGGACTTCATCGCCACGACAGTAGCCGGGATGGAGCAGGACGACATGCCGTTTGACCCCGCTGACATCCTGAGCCGCGTGGAGTTCATGCGCGCGTCCCTGCGCGGGGCGATGGAGGATGTGTTGCAGCGGGTGCCGGCCAATCCGGGTTACGACGCCGCGGCGAAGGGGAGGGCGTGCTGAAACATCGGTTGCTAATCAGTACCGCAAATACGTCTCAAGACGAGGATACGGGACTCTTCACCTACGCGCCGAAAGGAGGTAGCATGCAGGCACTCATCAACTGGCTAGACGGCAAGAAGACGTATCTTCTGTCCATCGCCATCATCGTGTACGCGGTGTTGGCCTACTTCGGGGTCGCGCCCGAGCCGGACAAGGTGCAGGCCGCCATGGTCATCATCTCCGGCTACGCCCTGACGTTCCGCTCGGCCTTCTCCAAGTTCCTAGCCGACTTCAAGTAACCACCCCGGCCCATCCCGGCCCAAAAGAAACGCCCGCCCCCGGTTTGCCTCCATCCGGGCGGCGGGCGTTTCGTCGTCTCTACCTCAGTCCGCCCGGACGAAGTTGCGCTGCTGCGTCGACCCGTCCGTTCCTGGAAACTCGACGCTCACGACCGAGCCCCCGACTAAGGTGAAGATCGACCCCTGGTCGTCAGAGTAGACGGTGTCGCTCTTGCGCTTCATCTGGAATGTGACGACGGGCGCCATCGTGGACGCGGACGGGTCGGGGGTCGCTGCTGTCGCCTGCGATGGGTTCGCCCAGGTCACGGCGTAGACACCACCGGACGGAGCGGCAACGTGAAAGGACATATCTACGGTCGTGTCCTGCGACTTCCAGTCGCCGACGATTGGGTCCGCCTTCCCTCCACACCCCGACCCGGCGGCGACAGCCAGTAATACGAGCGTGAGACATACGGATAGCGTGATGCGCTTCATTGCCCCTCCAAAGTTGGCCCCGGTTTACCCCGCCTATTCACTCCCCCATGATACTCCCGCAGGCGTATCCCGCGTGGGCAACGGAACTCGTCCACGAGCGTGGCCGGACTGGCGTCCACCACGTCGCCGGCATCTTCCGTCCGACCCTCCTGCTACCGTAAGCGCCACTTAGTCAGATACCCCCCGGGGGCATCGGGGTTATGGCGCGGGGTATAGTTGACAGATGTGGCCAGAGGTGTATGATGACCCCATGGCATCACACAGCAGGAGGGAGGGAGCGTTGACCGACCGCCCGGAGAGGCAAGAGTTCACCACAGCACAGGCCGCCGAATGGCTGACTGCGCACGGGCTCCGGATGTCCAGACGGACCGTTTCGCGTCGCATAGACGAGGGGCTTCTTGGCGCTCGCCGTACCACTGGTGGAGCGCGCCGCGTTCGACTTCGCGCCCTTGAAGCGTACCTGCGCGACCACTCGTGAGACACCACAGAGAAGAAGGGAGGCGAACCTGATCAACTGACCCATCATGGCGCTCCGTAGAGGAGGATATTTTGAGAGCGCAAAAAGGCGGCCGCCCAATGGCACTGGAATGCCAGGGCGGCCTAACGGAGAATCCGGAACAGTCACGAACCAAACCCGCCGCTCGACGTACTGTAGCAGAATCGACAAAGGTTGACAAGCGTTCGGCCGCAGACGCGCCACAGAACGGCATAATCCCGTTTGCCGTCTACACCCTCACCGAAGCCGCCGCCCTGCTCAAGGTGAGCGACCGCAAGGTCCGTGAGCTGGAAGCGGCCGGTCAGCTTCCGAGGCTGCGCCACACCCGCAACTTTGTCGTGTGGGGTGAAGACCTCATCGCCTTCCTGCGCTCAGTGAGCGCGACCAAGGCGGAGGTGGCCCCATGACCGGCCGGCCCCACATCGACCCCCTAGCCGCCGCTCGCGGCATCTTCGCTGGACTTGCCTTCACCCTCTTCCTCGTGGCCTTCGTGGTAGCGGCGTGCTACCTCGTCGGTTACATAGCCTTCCACGTGCCCACGGCCGTCGTCATCCTTGGCGGCCTCGTTCTCGTTGGGCTCGTGGTCGCAAGAGGGGCGACGCAATCATGAACCCCAGAGGCCGTCTATCGCTGGACCAGGTGAAGGCCGCGGGGCTCCGCGCATTCCGCAATACAGGAGCGCAATCCTACAGCCGTTATGAGTACCGTCCGGGCCTGGGCGTCTTTGCCATCAGCCGCTATGGCGGCGAGGTCACGGGGATGCTTGAGCCGACGCGGGGCTGGCAGCACTACGTGGGCTGCCGGTGCGCGCTCTGCACGGGCGATGCGTCGTGACCGCCCTGCCCTGGTGGGCCGTCCTCATCGCCGTGCTCGGCTTCATCGGCTGGTTCGCCATCTTCGCGCTGTTCGCGCTGCAGGCGGTGACGTGATGGGCGACGCGACCTGCAACACGTGCCCGTGGTGCGACGAGGACAGGTGCCGGAAGAATCCGCCGACCCTCATCCCCACGCGCAACACTCGGGGGGCGTACACGGCCGACCCCGTGACCATCCATACGGCGGGTAGCTTCTGGCCGAAAGTGGTCCCTAGCCTCGACTGGTGCGGCAAGCACCCCGATCGCCGGCCGCGGGTGACGTCATGACCGACACCATCCGCAAACGCCGCGAGCAGCGAGCCCGCTACGAGGCCGCCGTCGCGAGATGGGGAGTATCGTCCGCCGCCTGTCCGGCCTGCCACGACGCCGGCACCATCCAGCACGAATCGGGCGAGCTGCCTTGTCCCATGTGCAATCCGGCCGGAGCGCGCGAAGCGGCGCGGGAGGCGAGGCCATGAATAGCCTGGACGAACTGCGGGAGGCGCTTGTGTCCGGGTGGGGCAGTCTCATCGACTACAACGCAAGCGAGATACGGGACGGCATCAACGCAGACCTCGACGCCTTCGAGGCCGCGCATCCGGGGCTGGTGGACAGGACGGTGCCGTGCCCGCACTGTGGCAAGCCAACTGTTCTGAATGGAGACTACACGGACAGGCGGCTTGGATACTGGCGCGGTGTCTGCCCGGCCTGCGCCGAGGCGACCCCATGACTTTGACTATGGATGAAGCCGCGCGCCTATGCGGCCTGCCGAAGCTACCCACCCCGCTGATCACGCGGGAACCCTGTGAGTCCTGTGCCGACGCAGACACCGAGACGGACACCGGCGCGTTCCGGTGCCGGGCCAGTATGTCCGGCGTCCCTGAGTGCGAATCGTACCGGGCCGTCCGGGAACTCGAAGACATCGCCTGCCAATGCGCCGCCCTGTTCAAGAGGATAGGCGACCACGACATGCGCCACGAGCTGGCCTTCGGCACGGCAGACGGATTCTCGAATGCCCTGCACGAGCAGGGGCTCGGCGCCGAGTTCGACACCGGGGCGTTTCTGGAACTGAGCGGATGCGGGAGGGATTCATCGTGACGCGCTTCGACGCCATCCGCCGCCAACTCGGCGATATCGAAAAGCACAACGAACGGGCGGCGGCCAAACATGAGATGCAGGTCAACCTACTGTGCGCCTACCGGGACGAGCTTGAGGACAAGCTGGACATCGCCGTCGGGATGCTCGTGGGCACGTTCCACTACAGCAAGGACGAGGCCGCTGAGGAGATGGACGCCTACTACAGGGTGCGGCAGGCGGCGCGCAAGGCAGTGACGACGTGAACTTTGCCGCCTATTGCCAACTCGACGCCGTGAACGCCAGCAGCCTGAAGTCGGCCGCGGTCTCGGCCGCAGACTACCACTACGACCTGACCCACGCGCGACCCGATACGGCCGCCATGGCGAAGGGCCGGGCCATCCACTGCGCGACGCTGGAGCCCGACGAGTTCCCGAGACGGTACACGGTCTGGAGGGATGCCCGGCGCGGGAAGGACTGGCTGAAGTTCGAAGAGGGCGCAACCGATGCCGGGCTGGAAATTCTGACGCCGGCTGAGTACGACGACGTGCTCGCCACCCGCGACGCCGTGCGGGCGCATCCTTACGCCGCTAGCTTCCTCGATCTGGACGGCCTCGCCGAGCAGACGATCACATGGGTCGACCATGACACGGACCTGCCCTGCAAGGCGCGGATCGACTTCGTCACACCCGACAACGTCATCGTCGACCTCAAGACGGCGGCTCACATCGACCCACATGCATTCGAGAACCAGACCGAGAAGTTGCTGTACCACATGAGCGCGGCTCACTACCTCAACGGGATGCAGGCGATCACCGGCGAAGACTGGCGATTCGTCTTCATCGTAGTCAAGTCCACACCGCGACACGCCGTTCGCTGTGGGCCGCTAACCGAAGACGCCAGATACTGCGGCGAGCAAGAGGTGGCCCGGCTGCTACGCCTGGTCGCCGACTGCACCGCTTCTGGTACATGGCCGGAAGCCTACCCGGACGAAGACACATTCGACCTTCCGGCGTGGTTCTACGCGCAGGGAGAACGCGCCGACGCTATGGCGCTTGAGGGCCTGACACCGAAGGGGGACAAGTGACTGAGCAGAAGCGCCCATGGCGCGCATACATGGAGACCGAGCACCTGAAGGGTCCCGACCTGTCACGCGAGGGTGACACGTTCCGCATCACGGCCGAGCAAGAGGCCGCCCCACAGAAGAATGCCAAGTCGCGGCTGATCCTGACGCTGCGCGACAAGACGCGCCAAGGCCTCACATGGGTTACGAACAACACCAACTGCGAGTGTATGGAGCGCATGTACGGGTCCGAATTCCCGCCGGACTGGGTGGGCCGCCTCGTCACCATCGCCTATGACCCCAATGTCAAGTTCGGCAAGGACGTGGTCGGTGGCATTCGCGTCATCGGCTCGCCGGAACTGAAGAAGCCGCTGTCCTTCCCGTTCCAGGAGAACAGCCGCAAGCAACCGCATCAGGTGACGCTGAAGCCCACCGGCACCACCACCGCCAAGCCCCCCGCCACCGTCGACCCGACCTACGAGAAGGTGTTCGCCCTCGACCCCGTCACCGGTGAGGTCGGCGACGACGACATCGGCTTCACCGACGAGGCGCCGCACCCGGAAGAGGCCGTCTCGTCAACGCAGAGGCCCCAAATCAGCGACGCCGTGGACGAGGGCGGTCCGTACGCTTCCGCCGAGGAAGATGCGCCAGATGGCGATATTCCCGGACGCGGCGCCCTCTTCGCCGCTGACGATCCGAATCGGTCCGCGAGCAACAGCGACAAGAAGAAGCTCAGCGAGGCGCTGGCCGGCCTCAACCCCGTGACCGTGAAGCAGTACCGCAAGCGCTTCGGCGGGCGCGGGAACAGCGAGCTGACGCACGGCGAGTGTGATGAGTTTCGGGCGTGGGCTGTGAAGGAGGCGCTGACGTGAAACACGGCACAGGCACGGCCTACACCAGACACGGATGCCGCTGTGCTGATTGCCGTGCCTATAAGGCAACGAAGGCGCGCGAACGTTACGCGGCTAAGCACAGCGGCGAGGAACCAAAGTGCCGCCACAAGATTGATGAGGTGCAGAGGCACATCGCCAGGATGAAGACGCTAGGCATGTCATCCGCTGGAATCGCGAGACAGGCCGGGGTTAGCGTGGACTGCGTGACGGACATCACCGCCGGCAAGCCCGCCTACGTGACGACACGGACGCGCGACAGCATCCTCGGCGTCTCAGTAGACAACACGGCGTATGTACCGGGCTGGAAGGTGCGCCTGCTCGCCGCCCACATCGAGCGTGCCGGTGTGGATGTTCCGGAGATTGCGCGGGCGCTGAAGATGAATCCCGCATCCTGCGCCGTAACGCTGCACCGCAAAACCCATACCCGCAGGACGCTCGATAAGTACGTCATCCTCGCCCGCTACCTCGCCGGCCAAGGCATCGTCCCCGCCAGCGTCCTTGAGGAGGTCGCATGACCCAGACCTGCACCACCTGCTTCGACCGCGACTGTCCCAAGGTGGGGGCGGACATGCCCCGCTGCGAGCACTACGTCAGGCTCAGCGACGTTGAGCCCCTACCTGTTGTCGAGGGAACCTTGAGTCATCGTCAAGAGTTACTCAACGTCTATCGCGAACTCGACACCCGCCTGCGCCGCGTCGAGCGGGCACTATGTGACATTTCGCGGGCGACCAAGGGGGAGCTGCCGTGAGCGAGTACGAGCGCATTGTCGCCGCCTACGATGCTAATCCGAAGTGCCACAACTACGACTTCTCGGTGGCCCGTGCCCGCGTCGCCGAGCTGGAGGACCACGTTGAATGGCATGAGGGGCAGTCAAAGCTAGATGTGGAGCGCATCGCCGAGCTGGAGGCCATGGGCACCAGTGAATCAGCGCGGCTCTCGCAGTTGCTTGTCACCGAGCGCGAGCGCGTCGCCGAGTTGGAGGCCGCGCTGGCAGCACTGACTGCGCGGCGGTGCTGGACGTGTGGCAACTTGGACGTCGAAGGCGACAGGTGCGAGTCCTTCTCTGATGCGTTCCGGGAGTACATGAAGGAGAAGGACGGCGAGTGCTCCTGCACGCTGTGGGAGGCGATGACGTGAGCGGCCGCCTCCTATACATCTACGTAGCGGGACCGTTGAGCGACATGCCGCCGCAGTACCTCGCGAACGTGGCGGCGATGACCGCCATGAGCCGGCGCCTGATCGAGCTTGAGTTCTGCCCCATCAACCCCGCGGCCGACATGCTCGAGGGCTTGATGGCCGCGGCGCCGCTCACGCTGGAACAGTATCAGCGTCGCTCGATGGACCTGCTGCGCCTTCTCGGAGCCCTGGAACGTGGCCGCGCCGCCGTCTTCGTCGTCGCCACCAAGCACCGGAACGGGAGCGTATCCGGCGGCGTCGCGGCGGAGATCGCGGAGGCGGACAAGATCGGCATCCCGGTCGTGCATAGCCTGGTGGAGCTGCTGGCGTTGAGGGCGGCGGAGTGACGGCAGTCGTCAAGCCACGCCTGCTCGACCTCTTCTGCGGCGCAGGCGGGGCGGCCATGGGCTACCACCGCGCAGGGTTCGAGGTAGTCGGCGTGGACATCAAGCCGCAGCCTCACTACCCCTTCGAATTCCACCAGGGCGACGCGATGACGTGGCCGCTGGAAGGGTTCGACGCGGTACATGCGAGTCCGCCGTGCCAGTTCTTCACGCAGATGAGGGCAAGCTGGCGTGCCCAGGGCGTGAACGACGGATACGAGGACTATCTGACCCCGATTCTCGCGCGGTTTCGCGCCGCATCAGTGGATTGGGTGGTCGAGAACGTCGTTGGGGCCGGCAGGTGCGACGCCTTCCATCCGACCCTGCTTCTACATGGAGCCATGTTCGGCCTGCGTGTCGACCGCGCCCGGCTGTTCGAGTCTAACGTGCTGATTCTGGCTCCCCACCAACGGCGGACAGAGAAGCCCATCGGCGTCTACGATTCACGACCCCGCGGCAAGACTCACCACCGCACGCGCCTCAACGGCAACGGCAGGGGACGCTCCGAGATGCGCATTGCCCGGACGTTGGAAGAGGCTCAAGACGCAATGGGCATGGATTGGGCCGACTGGCACGGCACGAAAGAGGCCATCCCCCCCGCCTACACGGAGTTCATAGGGGCTCAACTACTGGCGTTCGTGGATGTGACGCC